CAGGTGCTGGCGCAAGGCGGTAAGACTGGCCTGCTCCGCGTAGGGCGTGACCAGGATGGTGTGCCCGTCCGCGAACACGGCGGCCAACGCCGGGGTGATGTCCGGGTCCGTGGCTCCGGCGGCCATGGGCGTGACTGCCACGGTGACGCCGTCCACGGCGGCCTGCCCGCTCACGGGGATGGAGTTCCCGGCAGCGCCCTTGTTGCGCGCGGTCAGGGTGATGACCCCGTTCAGGGCGGCGGCAGTCACCGGCAGCGACGGGTGGGAGTTCACCTTGTCCGCCAGGCCGGAAGCGATGGCCGTGGCCGTGGCCCCCAGCGTCACGGCGGTCTGCACGGTCTGGTCGCCGATGGTAAGCCCCACCACGCCAAGGCCAGCCGCTGGGCCGGTGAAGGTGGCGGTGCAGGACGCGGCGATCCCGGCTGCGTCGTCGGCCAGGCCGATGACGGAAAGGCGCAGATACGGGTTGGCGGTGATGGCCGCGCGGGCCATGAGGTGCGCCTGGCTGCCCGGCCCGAACAGGAGTGCCGCCTCGTAGTCCGAGAACACGTCCACCGCAGTGAGCGGGGCCTGCACGCATCCGGGGTTGCCCTGGGCCACGATGAGCACCCGCTGCACGTTGGCGGGCAGCGTGCGCACGGCCAGCCGGGTGTTGAACTCGAAATACTTGCCCGGCTTTCTGATGCTGGAGGGCAAGGTGTCGAAGCTGATGTTGGCGCTACTCATTGCCTTTCTCCTCCCTGGTGTTGGCCTTGGCCGGGGCCGTGGCCGGGGCGTCCTCAACCCGGATTAGGTCGCCGTCGTCCAGGCGGCGCAGGTAGTAGGCGCTGCCCGGCACGGCCTCGGGCGCGTCCTCGGTGATGTATTCGCGGGGCGCGCCCTCCTTGGGCACTTTCACGCCCGGCGCGGCTTTCACGGTGATGGTCTTCACGGTGTTCCTCCGTTGTCTTACAGAGTGACCAGGTCCTGGGCGTCGGGGTTCCCGTCGTCCGGCACCAGGTGGTAGTTGAGCCCCACGCGCTCAAGCATGAGCGGTTCGGGCAGGACGGCCTCGCCCAGCACCACGTCGTAGCTGGTGTGCCACTCCATGGCGTAGGCGGAGGCGCTGTTGTGCTTGAAGCGGGCGTTGACCAGCGTCCGGACGCGGCCTGGGGCCAGCTCCGCGATAGCCAGGCCCAGGTCTTCGTTCAGGAGCAGGCGGCGCACGTCCGCCATCATGGCGTAGGTTCCCGCCTGCCGGGCGTCGCCCCTGCGGGTGGATGCCTCGCTTCGCGGGTTGCGGGCGGCCACCATGACCACGAAGGTGGCCGGGAAGCGCCAGACGCGCCGGTTGCTGCTCATGGGCTTGCCCGGCCCCTCGCCGCCGAAGCACACCCAGATGGCCGGGAAGTTGCGGACGACGGCCTCCAGGCCTTCGTCGAACTCCCCGCCGTAGGTGGCGACCGTGGGCTTGTAGGGCAGGCCCGCCTGCGCGATCCGCGCCTTGATGGCCTCCTCGATGACGGCGATCATTCGGCCTCCTCGGGCACGGGCCGTTTGAAGACCCGGCGGCCGGTGGAGAACAGCACGTTCCCCGCCGTCTCCGCCGGGTCCGCCATGCCGGGCAGGTTGGCCTCGCCCTTGGAGATGCGCCTTAGCCAGGCGACGGCCTCGGAGTAGCGCGCCTGGATGGGGTCGGTTTCGTTGGCAGGCCCGCCCGTCAGGCGGTAGCGGGCGATTTGGCACACGGCGTCGATCAGGACCTTGTCCACCACGGCCACGGGCACGCGGTAGCGCACGGACAGGTAGGAGTCCGCCTCGCTGGAGGCCCGTTCCAGGGCCTCCAGCGCGACGGCTTCGTCCACTGCTCCGGCGTTCTCGCGGTCGGTGAGGGCTATCACCTCCTCTTCGCCGAAAGCGGCCAGCAGGTCCTGAATCGCGGCGTACATGGGACGTTAGTCCTTCTTCCTGGCCTTCTTGGGTTTGGGGGCGGGGCCGGGCGCGGCCGGGGACTCGCCCCAGGCGGGCTCCTCCGAGCCCGGAAGCCGCCATTCGCCGGAGCAGGCTCCGCCGTCCTCGCTGGGCCGCACGTTCTCCATGTAGACCTGGGGCGTCCCGGATTCCTCCGGGAACTCCACGCCCAGGATCATCAGGTCCGGGTCCTCGGCCAGATGGACCGCCTGTTGCTCGGTGAAGGTCTTGGGCTCGAACCGCGTGGGCTCCGGGCCGTGGTACTGCCCGCACCGATAGTGGCCGCCGCGCAGGCTCTTTGTGGTGATGACGGCGTCAACCTTGCTCATGCCGCGCCTCCTAGTTCAGCCAGGGCGTGACCAGCACGTCCACGATGCCCGCGTTGGGGTTGTCCGAGCCGTCGGAGCGGCGGGCCACCTGCACCACCTCGGCGGCGGCGGTGCGCAGGTTGGTGGGCACCACCAGCAGGGTGGGCTTGATGCCCAGCGGGCGGCCGCCGTCCGCCTTGAAGGCGGTCATGGCGTCGTAGGCGGCGTTGAAGTTGGCGTCGGTCAGCGGCAGCTTCGAGCAGAACGCGGTCTGCCAGAAACCGAAGCCCGCGTTGCAGCGATAGCGGATGCCGAAGCGGTAGGCGTCGGTCATGAACACCGATTCGTCCGTGACGGCGGTCATGCTGGTCAGCTCGGGCTTGGTGCGCTCCTGGAAGATGAACGGCTTGAGCACGCGGGAGCAGTCCAGCAGATACCAGGCCGGGTCCGTCCCGGCGGCGTAGTTGGACACGGTGGCGGCCACGCCCGTGCCGTCCACGTTGGGGAACACGGGATGGTCGGTGTCGAAGAAGTTCTGGCCGTCGAAGCACAGGCTGGTCAGTCCCTGCTTGAGCAGGCCGTAGACCAGCTGGTCCGGGAAGACCTTGGCGGCCCGGCCCATCTCTCCGAAGAGCGGCTGATAGACGCCGACCGAATCGTCCTCGATGGCGGTGCGCTGCACGCCGACGGTGGACTCGAAGAGCTTGTTGTCGATGGCGTAGCCCTTGGCGGCCATGTCCTTCAGGGTGCGCTCCCCGATCCATTCGATCAGGCCCGGAAACTGGCCGAGCCAGGGATAGATGTTGGAGGCGGTGGTGGACGGCACCAGGGTGGCCACCTTGTTCCAGTCGGAAGGGGTCTCGCCGAAGACGCGCTGGAATTCGCGCTTGAGCCCCACGAAAAGGGCGCTGACGAGCGACGGGGTGACGATAGCCATTTACTTGGTCTCCTTGGATTTGGCGTAATCTTCCTCGGACATGCCGAGGAGGCTGGCGGCCTGCCTCTCTTCCGCCGTGAGCGCGGCCACGCCGGAGCCAGCGCCCTGGGGCGTGGGCGTCGCGCCCGCCGCGCTGGTCTGCATGCCGGAGAGCGCGGCGATGGGCGCGGCCTTGTCCAGGTAGGCCTTGGCCTGCTCGGGGTTTGCCTTGGCCAGGTCGCGCAGCCAGCCCTCCAGGCCCTTGACCACGCGGCCGTCCTTGAGGGCGGCGTCGATCTGGGCGGACAGCGCCGCCGTGCCGGTGGCCTGTTCCAGTTCGGCCACCCTGGCCTTGAGAGCCGTGTTCTCCTCGGTCAGGGCCGTGACGCCCTCCACCGGCACGAACCTGGCCGGGTCGGGCTGGCCCGCCTTGGCGGCCAGGGCCGCGATCTGCGCGTCCTTGTCCTTGATGATGGCCAGGATGCTCACGCCGGTGTCGGCGGCTCCTTCGCCGCCGAGCTGCGCTTTCACCTTGTCCAGTTCCGCGATGATCTCCTGGGCCGTGGCGGTCACGGGCAGGTTGAGCATCCAGCGGAGACGTTCGGCCAGGTCCTCGCTCAGGGCGGTCTGGCCTTCCTTCTTGCTCATGGGGTCCTCCATGCGGGTTGTCTCCAGCGCGGCGGCAACGGCTGCCGTGCCGTCCAGCGCCGGGTTGTTGGTAAGGGCTGCGTTGATGAGGAAACGGACGGCTCCGGTCTTGAGGTCGAAGCCGAAGAGGGGCGAGATGAAGCGGTATTCCCTGGCCTTGATGTGCTGGCTGGCCGCCTCGGTCCAGTCCACCTGGGCGAACAGGCCCCGGCCGGGCACGTAGGTGAGCGATTCCACCCACCCGGCCGCGATGGCCTTGTGGCCGTTGTCCTTGGCGGTCAGGGTGTGGTGCTCGTAGTCGATGAAAAGGGGCGTCTCGCGGGCGGAGACTTGGGCGATGAGAGCGGCCGCGATGTCCGCGTCCATGCGCCAGACCTTGGTCTCGCAGTCTTCCATGGTGCCGGGGCGGCCGTCGCGGGCGGCAAACTCGCCGTCTGGGAAGAGCTGAACGTTGCAGCCTTCGGGCATGTCCGGCCCGCCGGAGGCGAGTTGGACTGTCAGGGCGGCAAGGGCCGTGGTGGATGCGGTGGGGGTGTTCGCGTTGCGCATGCCCCCCACGCTAGTGGGGGAGGGCTATGCGCGATAGGTGAAGGGGTTCAGGAGGAGACGCTTTGTGTTATTAGTGAATAGACGTCCCCTCCCATTTTGCAGAGTCTATCTATCCACGCTGTCCGACCATCGCAAGAAGAAGAGCAGGTGAGGCTCTCTAATGTCTAGAACGTCATTAGTTCCATCCCACTCTACCATATATACTTGGCTTTTATCATTTGCCAGCTTGGCGATTTGCTCACACGCACCTGTAACACTTGATCCACTTGGAGTCTTTTCCGCGCATACACTCGCGATCCTATCTTGCAGCTCAGGATACCTGAATGTCAGCACCGGTGGGTCCATCGCAATCGCCCGTAAGATGATTGGATAAACATCACATATTGAGTTGTCTTTAAGTAGATAAGTTGCTCGCGGGTTGCCCCTACTTTTCGGTCCCTCCTTCATTGATTCATATATGGAGGTAAATGACACCGTCGCTGAAGCTATTGAACAGACTTTTCTAAAAAATTCATCAGAATCTTGCAGCCTTGACATTGCTGGGCTCGCCTCACGAATCCCCGATTCAAAGCATGCAAACAGGCAAATGTACTGCATTAACTGTGGTGACCCGGCAGCCTCTCGTGCAAGTTTCCGCAAGAAGGACTGGTCGTATGCAACATTTAACTTTGCAAACCCTTTTTCTGCAATCTTCAACAACAAGTCTTCTTTCCAGAAGTTGAAGTTTATATTTGCAATTCTTCCGCTTAGGTCGGGGTTTGCACTGAGCGCATCGTCAGCGTGATAAGGGACTGACGCGCAGATTATATGTACGTCATTTCTGATGGCCTCTTTAATATGCCTCGCAACTTCAGCTTGAACATCCTTTGGCATATAGTGAAAGTCATCAATAAAGAGCACCATGCCTGTTCCAGAAAGTTCGTCAATCAGCAGCTGAAGATAGTCGTTTATATGCTCCTTGGTTGTTGATGTTGTTCCAGAAAGAGTTCCTGTTAGGCTGCCCTCAGCGTTACCTTTGGCGACTATACAATTCAATCCACCAGACACCTTTCCAGAGGCAGAACCAGAAGCCGTTATTCCTGATGTAATACTTTTGGGGAGGGGAGTGTCGAGATAATGAAAAACGCGCATCCAAAGCGTTTCAGGGCTGTCAACTCCAGCCGCATTTATGATAATTAGCTCATCCTTTGGGATTGCATTTTGAACAAAAACTGTTTTCCCTGACTTTGAAGGGCCAGAGAGAGATATCGCTGTTCCGCCTGCTTCTAATATATTCAGGAGTTGAATCTTTTTCCCGTCAATGTGGTCATCGACTAAAGTTATTGAAGGATATCTTCCTGGAGTAAACACCTCTGAAGCTTTCATACCCCCCTGGGAAAGACTGGCTGCAAATCAATCTTTTCCAATCCTCCCCTCCATGTCAACAATGAGGGCGTTAGTATCCCGTTAGAATCCATCCTGCCGCCTCGCCCTCATCACCGCCCCTCAAGCACCCTTTGGACGCGCTCACGGGCCGTCTGCTCGATTTCGGCCTCGTCGGCCGGGCCGACGCTGAAAAACCGCCTGGCGGGGATGTCTCCCCACGGAATCGGCATACCTCGCTTCGTCCTCCCAAACTGACCCTGCTTGGCTCCGCCCTGGTGCGTGGGGGCATAGGGCACATTGGTGGTCACGCGGGCGTAGTCAGGGCCGTGTTCCGCCTGGAATGACGACGCCAGGATACCTGTCACCTGGAGGATTGGGGTTGCGCTGCCCCGGCGTTTCACCGTCGTGGGCGAGAGCGGAGCCCACGGCTCCCCGGTTTCCGGGTCCGCCTGGTTCATGAACGCCCGTTCGGGGATGTCCGCCAGCACGCCCGCCAGGGCGCGGGACACGGGCGTCATATCCCCGCCCAGGGCGATGACCCGTTCCAGCAGCGCCTCCGCGCCGGAAATGTTTACATTGATCTCGATCATGGCTATCTACTCATTGTGGATGTGACACGGTGATATTCTCTCGGCCGTAGCACGGGCAGCCGCCCGGAGCGCCATGTGGGGTTTTGCGAGAGGCCCCACCGTCCACGCGAACGCCCCGTCATTTCGGGGCGTTTCGTTTTCTCACTCGCCGCAACGCCTTCTCCCGCCGTGCGTCCTTCTCGCTCAAGCGGATCAGGCTCTGCACGTATATCTCGTCTCCTTCCACAGTCGCCTTGACCACAACCAGCATGCCGCCGGGTTGATCCAGAACATAGTGGAGCTTGTTTGAGCCTTCCTGGATGCGTTCGCCCTGGTCCACGGCCTCCTGCGCCAGCCGGTAGTCCGCCGGGCCAAGTTCCGGGTGGTTCTTCGCCTGCTTGCCCGCAGTCTGTTGCGACAGCCGCCCCACCTGGCTCTTGGCCCCGATCAGCGCGGCGTCCTCCCCGGGCACCACCACCAGCGGGAAGCTGCCCACGGGCTTTTCCAGCCACGCCGGGAGCACCGGCCCGTGCGTCATATCCCGCACGGCCTGGCGCGCGATCTCCGGCGGCGCGGCCTCGATCCGGCGCACGATGTCTTCGAGGCTCTGCCCCATCCAGCTCGCGCCGGGGTTGGAGGAGAAGCCCACGTCCGTGAACATGGTGTAGCCGGTCTCCGGAATCTTGTAGCCCGTCACCGTCCGGCGCGTCTCCTGGCCGGTGGCCCGGTCTCGGACGGCCACCTCTTCCGTGACCATGTTGCCCACGCCGGATTCGGGCTGGACGTTCTCCGCCTCCAGGCGGGAGTCCGACAGCGCACGGACGCGGCAGCGGCAGTTGAAGCCGTTGGGCGGATAGTGGCTGCCCCAGAAGGGGTCGTCGTACCGGAAGGTGCGGCCGTTAAGAATCTTGTGGGAGGGGCGGGTCCTGCCATCCAGGATGGCCACGTACTGCCAAAAGGGCCGTGCGTCCGCGTTTTCGAGCATCTGCTTGTAGCGCCCGGCCATGAACGCGGTCTGCATGTTCTGGCGGTAGATGAGCTTCAAGCGCGCCGGGCTGCCGAGCTGCACGCGGCGTTCTTCGCCGGTGCGCGGGTCCACCATGGGCCGTTTGCCCCACCAGCCCTTTTCCTTGAGCTTGGGGGCCAGGTGCTTCTGGAACCAGGCTTCGGTCTTGCCCTCTTTGAGGGCGGTGGCGCACGCCTCCCGGATGTCCTTGAGGACGCCTAACTGCGCGGCCTTGGCCACGGTGAACGCCTGGGCGTGGGCGGCTTGGTCGAGTTCCTTCCAGTCGAAGGTGACGCGGTAGCCCTTGGACTCGAAGTAGGCCACGGCGTCCTTGGGCGGCAGGCCCATGGCGAAGGAGAGGCTAACGGGCTGCGGCATGGGCTAGGCCGTCAAGATCATGCCGAGCACGGGGAAAAACGCGATGCCGGGGCTGTCGGTGGCCAAGGCGAAGAGGGCCACGATAGAAAACAGAACGGGCACGGCTATTCCTCCGCCTGCGCGCTCAAGCGCCCCCAAATTTCCCCCACGAACAGCACGCGGGCGCACAGCTCCTCCAGGCCCGTGGTGTCCATCCGGGGGTACAACTCCGCCAGCCTGCCCAGCAGCACGTCCGGGCCGGACTTCTCCGCTTCGGCGATGATGGGGGCCAGCAGGTCCCTGGCCAGGGCCGCAAGCCTGGCCTCCGGCACCTCCGCCGCGTCCACGGCGGCCTGATCCGGGAACCGCGCCGCATCCTCGCCTTCGGCGGATAGCGCCGCCGTGGCCTCCGCCTTGCCGCTCTTTCCCTTGGCGTCCTGGCCCGCCCGGTCCTCCGGGCCATCCTGCGCCTGTCCCTCGCTGCCGGACGGCTGCGTATCCGCTCCGCCCTTGCGCGCAAGCACCGGCTCCCCGTCCTCGGGCATGGGGATGCCCGTGCGCTGGTGCGCCCAACTCGCCGGTATGTCCATCACGTCCACCAGCGCGGGCAGGCTCTTGGCCAGCTTCTCCAGGTCCTCTGGCCGGTTGCAATCGAACTCGAACACCGGCATGAGCGCCGGGTCCGTGACGCCCAGGTTGAGGTAGGCCATCGGCCAGACGAGCTGCCGCGTGAGCGTCCCGGCGATCTGCCGGGCGTCGCTGCGCAAGATGTCCAGGCGCACCTCGTTGTGGATTTCGCCCAGGGCCTGGCTGCCCACGCCCTGCGTGTCCGTGGTGAGCGTGGAGCCCAGGATGGCCTTGGACTGCCCCTTCTCGCAGATGTCGTGCATGGCCTGAAACGGCTTCTCGCTGCCGCGCGCGGCCTCCTCGAATTCGATCAGCATGCCCTCGGGGATGATGCCCGCCGCGTCGTGGCCGATGGCCTGCAAGGCCCGAAGCAGCGTCCCCTGGTCTTCCTCGGACGTGCCGGACGGATATTTGCCCACGCGAAGCGGCAGGCCGTGAATCTCCAGGAACTCCGCGAAGTCGCCGCGCGCGTACTGCTTGAGCAGGTAGGTCCACGCCAGCACGCGGAACAGGCCCTGGCGCGGGAACCAGCCGGACATGGAGGCGTGCCGGTGGACTATCCAGCCCAGGGGCCACAGCTCCTGGCCTTCGGGCGTCATGTCCCGCAGGCGCAGGGTTTGGAAGTCCGGTGCGAGCTGGAACATGGGCTGGGGCCGGTGGTGCAGGGCCAGGGGGACGCGCTCGCCGCCCCAGCTCCATTCGATCTCCAGGCAGGAAAAGCCGTGGCCGATGCCGTCGGCCAGGTCCAGAATGGCGTCCTCGAAGTCCGGGATGGATTCCACAAACTCGCGCACGGCTGCGGCCACGTCCTCGGCCTTCTGGCCGCCCGCCCGGCCGGGCCGGATGATCCAGGGCACGGAAAGAAGCGCCCGGCGGCGCTTGGACAGCTCCGCGTGGATGTGCTCGTCCCGGCCCTCAATCTCGCTGAACAGCTCGTGCTGGCCCACGATGTCTCCGGCGTCCGCCGCCCGGAGGATGGATTCCAGGCGCGCCGGGGTGAGCCCGCCGGTGACGCTGGCCATGAACGTGCCCGGCAGCATGGCCAGGGACGGGCCGCGCGTCTGCATCTCCTTCTTGCCCTTGAAGCCCGCCACGGCGGCCTTGAGTCGATCAATCATCGTCGTGAGCACCGAAGAACCTCCGGATGAGTCCGCGCGCGCCGGTCTTGGGCACGCGAGTGAAAGACATTGTGGTGAAACCGTTGGTGGCGGCCTGCCAGAGCATTTCCAGGGCGTCCGGCCCGTCGTCGTGGTCGGCCTTGGGGAAGTGGCGGAGCTGCTCCACCAGCGTGTGCTGGGAGGGATGCACGCGGATGCGGCCCTGGGTGAAATAGGGCTGCATGGCCTCGATGCGCAGGGCCTTGTCCGCGATGGGGGTCACGCCACGGGCCGGGATGGTCATGCCGCGCTCCACGGCCCGGCGGACAAGCTCCGAGCGCAGGAACTCCTGGAACTGCACGGCCTCCACCACCCATAGCAGGCAGCGGTACTGCGCGTGGAAGGCCAGCACGTCTTCAATGATGCGGTCCGGCACGCGCTTGCGGATGGAAGCCTCCACCACGTCCAGTGTGCAGCGCTCGCGCGAATACCCGCCCACCAGGATGGCCGAGGGGTCGCGCCCCGCGCCGGATTTTCCCAGGGACGGGTCCACCGCGCCGAAGAACATCCAGTCGTTGCGGCGCTCCACCCAGAAGGTGATGCATTTGGCGAAGGGCGCGCCGTCTCCGGCCAGCGGGTCGTTCTGCTGTTCGGAGTCGAAGGCGTCGTGGCCGTCGCGGGCGCGCTTGACCATCAGCTTGTAAATGGGCCGGGCGCTGGGCCAGCTGACCACCGCGCCTTCGTCCATGGCCTGGGCGCGGTCGCGGTAGTAGTCCAAGGCGGCTTCCTCGCCGTCGGCCAGGAGCACTTCCTCCCAGCGGTCCCAGAGGTCCATGCGGTGGGGCCATTCAAGAACCGCCTGGAACTTGCGCGAGCGCCAGAGCTTGTTGGCCAAAAGGCGCGACAGCACGGAGTCGTAGTGCAGCACCGTGCCCACCAGGATCACGTCCATGGTGTCCCCGGCCTCGCCCAGGTTCAGCACGGTCTTGGAGAGCCAGCTTTGCAGCTTGTCGCGCTGGTCCGGGCTTTTGACGTTCTCGTCGTTCTCCAGGTCGTCGCAGATGACCAGGTCCGGGCGGTGGGGGCCGTGGCGCAGGCCGCGCATGCGCTTGCCGGAGCCGAACGCCTGGAGCTTCACGTTGGTGGCGGTGATGGCCACGCCCACGTTCCAGACCCGGCCCGGCATGCACGCCTCGGGGAAGTCCATGGCAAGGCGCGGGTTGGCCTCCAGTTCGGCCTTCACCGCTTCCAGCAGCGTGGCGGCCTGCTCGAAGGCGTCGGCGATGAGCGGGATGAAGCGCTTGCGCCCCGTGACCACGCACCACAGCACGAAGATGAGGGACACCACGGTGGACTTGGCCTCGCCGCGCGGGGCGGCCACGGCCAGGCGCTGGCCGCCGGGGTGGTCCACCAGGGCGGGGAGAGTTTCGTCCAGCCAGGTGTGCAGCACGGAGTCGGCGTAGCGGCAGTAGTGCGGGAAGTAGGTGCTTCGGAAGAACCGGAAGTCGTTCCAGGCGCGGTCCCGACGCTTGCGGGCGGCGGCAGCGTCCGGCGAGAACCCCTCGCACTCGGCTTCGATGGTGCGGCGCAGGCCGTCGGCCATGCGGGCCAGTTCGAGGAGGAACTCCTTGCGCTTGAGCTTGCCGGACATGACTTACCCGAACGCCCGCGCGATCTCCGCGCCGAACGGCTCCAGCACCTCCACGAAGGCCGGGCCGTGCTGCGGGAAGTGCTCGCGGATGAAGTTGCTCAAGCGGTCCAGCACGTTCAGCGCCGTGGCCAGTTCGCTGGTTTCGGGCAGCACGCGCTTGCTGGCCGCCACCGTCTTGTTGAAGCTGTCCGCCAGGCTGGCCAGCATCTGGACCTTGTTCTTGGCTTCGATGGTCTCGTCCGTGCCGATGGCGTCCATGATGGCCTTGTGCGCCACCACGTAGTCGGCCAGCATCTGCCGGGCCACGGACTCCACGCCCTCGCCGGACAGCAGGCAGGCGGCGCGCATCTTGTCCCAATCGTCGCCCAGCTCCTTGGCCCGGCGCTTCCAGCGCGTGGCCGTGCTGGCGGGAACGCCTGCCTTCATGGCGGCGATGTCCAGCGGCAGGCGCTCGTGGA